CAACAACGGTATAATAGGTTGTCGCTTTTGAAAAGGTATATTAATGCATTGGTTAGAACATAAGTATATTAACCTTCTATCGTCTAAACTCGATAAGTTTAAACGTAAGACGTCTACTCTGTACAACTTCAGATGCCCTATTTGTAACGACTCTGATACCAACAAGCAGAAAGCCAGAGGTTACATATACGAAAAGAAAGGTAAGATGTCGTTCCACTGTCATAATTGTGGTGCATCTGCTTCTATTAATAACTTTATCAGACAAGTTGACAACACTCTCTATAACGAAATGAGAATGGAAAGCCTAGCTGAAAAAGCATCTACAGATACTAAAAAAACTGAACTTGATGAATTTGTGTCTAAGATGAAGAAGCCTGTTTTCTTAAAGACTGGTCCATTAAAAAGACTGAAGAAAATCAGTCAGTTAAACCACAACCACCCATTAAAACAATACGTTGCTGGTAGGAAGATTCCCAATCAATATCACGCAAAGATGTTTTTGTGTCCAAAGTTCTTACATTTCGTTAATGAGCTCATCCCAGATAAATTCGAACCTAAAGCTTTGAAGTACGACCAGCCCAGATTGTTGATACCTTTCTTTAATCAAGAAAAGAATATGCACGCATTACAGGGTAGAGCTTTAGACAAGAATAAGAACACCACTAAGTATATTACCATTGTACTTGATGAGAACACCCCAAAAATATATGGTCTTGATACCGTTGACCCTTCAGAGAAGGTATACTGTGTTGAAGGACCAATCGATTCGATGTTCATACCAAATTGCGTAGCTTCGGCTGGTGGTGATGTTAGTGCAGTTGGTGAAGAGTTTAGAGATAGTGATCTTGTTATTATATATGATAATGAACCAAGATCGCACGAGACAGTTAATAAAATCCAGAAAGCGATAGACAAAGGATTGAGCGTTTGTATTTTTCCAGATAACGTAGTACATAAAGATATAAACGATATGGTGATGTGTGGTAATTCACCAGAAGCCATTAAAAAACTAATAGACGAAAACACATTCAAATCATTAACAGCGAAATTGAGACTTTCGAATTGGAGAAAAGTATGAGCAGCAAAGTTAGAATTATTGGTAAAACTGAAGTGGTGTGCGATGATCTGGCCGGATCATCGATGGATTCACAATCACTGATTGCATATTGTGCACGCATCAGTAATCCATCTGGTCAAACACGTACGGATTCGGAAAAGCTGATCGAGTATTTGATTAAAAATTCCCACTTTTCGCCTTTTGAAATGGTTTCTGTCCTGATGGAAATTGAGACAACTCGCGATATAGCTAGACAGATTTTGCGCCACCGTTCTTTTTCTTTCCAAGAATATAGCCAACGGTACGCTGATCCAACTAAAGATCTAGATTTTGTAACGCGCGAAGCTCGTCTCCAAGACACTAAGAACAGACAAAATAGTATTGAGATAGAAAATGATTCAGAATTGCATAGAGATTGGAGAAACGCTCAGGATGGTTTGATTGACGATAGTAAAGAAGTGTACTTGTGGGCTATTAGAAATGGCATAGCTAAAGAGCAAGCTCGTGCTGTTCTGCCAGAAGGTTTGACTGTTAGTCGTATGAATATGAATGGAACATTACGCTCATGGATTCATTATTGCGCATTACGCTGTGGACCAGAAACTCAGAAAGAACACAGAGAAATTGCCACACAATGCTGGGAGCAGATTTGTAAGCACTATCCTATCGTCGCCAACGCATTAGATCATGTGGAATTATAGTAATGGACGAATATGCATTAGATAAAAAACAAATTATCGATAATTTGTATCCATTAGCTCTGGATGCATTTGATGAACACATGAATATAAACAGAACCATAACATATCTTAAAATTTGTGCTGAAAATGGTTATGCACCGGCGCTTGGTAAGTTAGGTTTCCTATATAGCGAACGGATAAAAGATATTAAACAAGCAGAATATTGGTATAATAAAGCGCATGAAGTAGGCGATCAGAATGCAGAACATTACATGCGTTCTATGAAGGAAGGGACGTAAACTAGAATGACAAAAAAGAATATTGTATGTGTTACAAAGAGAAATGGAGCCAAAGAGGCTCTCGATCTCAATAAGTTCCATAAAGTCGTAGGATGGGCTTGCGAAGGTATTAGTGGCGTTTCTGCTTCAGAGATAGAATTAAAATCTCAAATTCAATTTTATGATAACATCAAGACTGTTGATATCCAAGAAACACTTATTAAGGCGTCTGCAGACCTTATCAGCGAAGAATCCCCAGGGTATCAATACGTAGCATCTAGATTGATCAATTATAATCTACGAAAACAAGTATATGGTAAAACTAAAGATTGGATGTTTGATATTCCACACCTGAATGATCATATCAATACTACTGTAGATTTGGGCTATTACGACTCAGATATTACTGGCGTGTATAGCGACGAAGAGCTAGACAAGATCAACAATATGATAGATCACGAGAGGGATTATAATATTGCTTATGTCGGTATGGAACAGTTCCGTGGTAAATATCTTATTAAAAACCGAGTGTCAGGCGAGGTGTTTGAAACACCGCAGATGTGTTTTATCATGATTGCTCTAACTTTATTCCGCGAATACGATAAGAGGTATGATAGCGAATATAGGCTTGGGATGATCAAATCTTTTTATGATTGCATTTCTAACTTTGAAATCTCTCTCCCGACTCCAATCATGGCTGGTCTACGTTCCCCTCAGAAACAATTCTCTTCGTGTGTTTTGGTGGAAACTGATGATTCGTTGGATTCCATCAGCGCTACATCATCGGCGATCGTTAAATACGTTTCTCAGAAAGCAGGTATTGGTATTGGCGCTGGTAGAATCAGGGCTATTGGTTCTAAGATTCGAAACGGAGACACCACGCATACCGGGACAATTCCGTTCTTTAAACACTTCCAGAGTGCAGTCAAAAGTTGTAGTCAAGGCGGAGTTCGCGGGGGAGCTGCAACGTTATATTATCCCATCTGGCACTACGAGGTGGAGGATCTATTAGTACTCAAGAATAATAAAGGCACTGAGGATAACCGTATTCGACATATGGATTACGGCGTGCAGTTCAACCGTTTAATGTACCAGCGTGTTATAGAAAATAAAGATATAACACTGTTCAGTCCTAATGATGTTCCTGACTTGTACGATGCTTTCTTTATCGATAATGATAAGTTTGAAACCTTGTATGAGAAATATGAGAAATCTACTAAAATTAGAAAGAAAACAGTTCCAGCGATAGAGTTGTTTTCTTCCTTTGTACAAGAAAGAAAGGACACTGGTCGCATCTATTTGATGAATGTGGATCACGCAAATGATCATGGATCTTTTATCAAAGACAAAGCGCCTATCAGGATGAGCAATCTCTGTTGCGAAATCACACTCCCAACAAAGCCACTGAACAATATCAATGATCCAGCTGGTGAGATTTCACTATGTACTCTTGCCGCGGTCAACTGGGGTAAAATCAAATCACCCGAAGACTTCAAGAAACCATGTGAAGTTATTGTCCGTGCATTAGATGAATTGCTGACATATCAAGATTACCCAGTACTAGCTGCAGAGATATCAACGATGAACCGCAGACCACTTGGTGTTGGTATCGTTAATATGGCGTATTGGATCGCTAAGAATAATCTATCTTACCAGAATATTGATAAAGATGGCCTCCAAATGATCCACGAATACACAGAAGCATGGTCTTACTATCTGATTAAAGCGTCTATTGATTTAGCAAGAGAAAGAGGCGCGTGTCTAAAGACTGATGAAACCAAATATTCACAAGGTATCATGCCTATCGACACTTATAAGAAAGATGTCGACGAGCTAGTTGACCCTGTGTACCATTATAACTGGGAATCACTTAGAGAACAAGCAAAAGAATACGGTATTCGAAATTCAACTTTGATGGCATTAATGCCGTCAGAAACATCAGCGCAGGTCTCGAACTCCACTAACGGGATTGAGCCTCCAAGAGCTCTAGTCTCTATCAAACAATCAAAGGATGGTGTGCTGAGGCAGGTTGTTCCAGAAATTCGGAAGTTGAAAAACAAATATGATTTGTTGTGGGACCAGAAATCACCAATAGGTTATTTGAAGATTTGTGCTGTTCTGCAGAAATTTATCGACCAAGGAATTTCAATCAACACATCATATAACCCACAACATTATACCGACGAGAAGATTCCGTTGAGTGAGATGATTCAACACCTATTAGTCTGTTACAAATATGGAACGAAACAGCTGTATTATTTTAACACATATGACGGTGCTGGTGAGATCGATGTCTCAGAGCCTGAATTGGCTGTGGGTGAAATTGACGAGGAAGATTGCGATTCCTGTCACATCTAAGATTTGTTAAAACTCGACGCGATATTGAATTGTATTTGTATAGGTTAATATAAATACGAGATAGCATAAATACAATTATACAACACCCGTATAGGAAACCTCAATAATGGCATATCACAATAAAAAATTTAGTGAAGATAACTTCGTTCAAACTGGTTTTGGTATTGGACCACACGACTATGTGGCATATACTTATGGCACAGGTGGCGGAACTTCAGCTACTAATCTTACTGATGTACGTTATTATCGTGGTGGGCAACAAGCATCGGGCACTCTAATCGCGCATATCACTTATACATATGACTCAAATGACAATGTTGTATCAGCAGAGCGAGTAGCTTAATTTCATATGGCAAAATATGCGATTAATCCACTAACAGGTAAACTTGATAGAATAACCGATTCTGTGGCGCTTACACAAAACGTAACACAAGCATCTCAAGGCGGATATGATATGATTCTAGCTAAATCACGAAAGCAAGAAGATGAGTGTTAGCAAGCTCCTTAGTTAATAAAGCTTGACTTTATATTGAAACTACGTTATACTACGTTATAATTAATTTACCTAACTAAGGATGTCTCGCGTGAAAGTATTTGATACTAATACCAAGAAAAACCATATGGATTGTAAGCTCTTTTTGGACGAATCACCTACTATTGCAAGATACGATATGCAGAAATACCCATTTCTGGATAAGCTCACCGAAAAGCAGCTGGGTTTCTTCTGGACTCCACAAGAAGTGGATATCTATAAGGATAGCAAAGACTTCAAACAACTCAGCTCGCATGAGCAACATATTTTTACATCAAACCTCAAAAGGCAAATATTACTAGATTCAGTGCAGGGTCGTGCACCCACTGCTGCTTTTGGTAGTATTTGCTCCCTTCCGGAATTAGAAAACTGGATCATCACCTGGGCTTTCAGTGAGACAATCCACTCTCGATCATACACTCATATCATTCGAAACATTTACTCGAATCCATCTGAAGTGTTTGATACTATCATGGACACGGATGAAATTGTTGATTGTGCTGATCAAATTAGCGAGTACTACGATAAACTTATCCACTTCAATAATGCTGTGGATATGGGTACGCCCGTATCTTCATACGAACATAAGAAAGCTATCTGGCTGACTCTCATGTCGGTGAATATTTTGGAAGGCGTTCGCTTTTATGTCAGCTTTGCTTGTTCGTGGGCTTTCGCTGAACTGAAGAGAATGGAAGGTAATGCAAAGATCATTAAGTTGATTGCTCGTGACGAAAATCTCCACCTAGCCGGCACTCAGCAATTGTTAAAGGTGCTGCCGAAAGACGATCCTGATTTCGCTAAGATACGCGAAGACACCCTTGATGAATGCATCCAGATGTTTGTTGACGCTGTCGATCAAGAAAAGTCATGGGCTGATTATTTGTTTGCTGATGGTAGCATGATTGGTCTCAACTCAGAACTTTTATGCGACTACATCGAGTGGATTGCGAATAAACGCATGACAGCTGTTGGCGTCGAATCCCCATACAAAGGCGGATCAAATCCTCTACCGTGGACTGCTCAATGGATCAGTGGAGGGGATGTTCAAGTGGCACCACAAGAAACGCAAATAACGAGCTATATTGGTGGTGGAGTTAATAAGGACGTGGGTGAAGATACATTCAAGGGGTTCTCGCTTTAATGACCTCGAAGCCATATATAAATATTCTGAAATGGGATATTTTATTATGTGGCTCTATGAGAATAAAGAATTCGATGGCGAAGATCTCTCTGATTTTGCAGGTTTTGTGTATATTATTACCAATTCTGAAACCAATAAGAAATATATTGGTAAAAAACTATTCAAAAACACAAGACATGTTCGGCTGAAAAGCAAAAAGCGCAGAGAGAAAAGAGTTACTGAATCCGATTGGAAAGATTATTTCGGGTCCAATAAAGTTTTGATTGAGGATGTGGCTTCCATGGGCGCAGATAAATTCCAAAGAGAAATATTGAGATTATGTGCAACCAAAGGCGAGTGTAATTATTGGGAAGCGCATTACCAGTTCAAACATGAGGTGTTGTTGCATCCGGAAGATTGGTACAATGAACATATCTGGGTCAGAGTCCACCGCACTCATGTTAATAAAATAATAAAATAAAACTTGACTTTAATGCATTATTACCGTATACTACTTGTATAATTTACTAAAAAGGAAACGTAATGAATACTCTAGCTATAACTGACTTGGTTAATATTGTTTCTGGGTCCAATCTATTCGAACTTGGTATTATTGCACTACCCGCCTCAATTATTGTCATCGCCGCAATCCTTGCTATCATTAAAGTTGCCATGAAGCCTATGGCTCTCCTTGCGTTAGCTGGACTTCTTGGTTGGGGACTTTTGACCACTGGATGGTTTAGTTTTTAGGGGTGATTAGTCATATGTCGCAGAAAAAAAGAACATGGTACACCGAGAGAGAATGGTTCCGTGATGTGGGTTGGGGAGTTGTTCCAGAAGAATATCAAAAGAACTACACTGAAC